GCTGCGCGGGCGGGGAGGGGGAGAGCGGGGCTGCCTGCGCGGACACGGGGGCAGACGAGCCGATTCAGACGGAAGCGGCGGTAGAAGAAGTTGTTCCGACTGAGGAAGCGACGGCAGAAGCCGATGAGGACAGCCTTTCGATCAGTCTCCCGCGCAGCCTTTTCACCGAGACGGCACTGAAGAATCTGGATGCACTCCTTCTGAGCAAGGGGCGGCTCATTCGTCACGCCTTCGACATCAAGGAAGCGACCTACACGCTCACCGATGACCGCATCACCTTCGCATGGCTGCGCGGGACGATCACCGACGAGACGGCAAAGGCATATGCCGAGTTCATCAGCAAGTTCTGCCTGATGGCGCGGACGCAGAAGCGCGTCACGGCGAAGGAGAAGATTGTGGACAACGAGAAATATGCCTTCCGCTGCTTCCTCCTGCGCCTTGGCATGATCGGCAGCGCCTACAAAGAGAGCCGCAAGATTCTCATGCAGAACCTCACGGGCAGCAGCGCCTTTAAGAGCGGACATCGGAAGGAGGCGGCACATCATGCAGATGCCAAGTAAAGAGCGGGTTGAGGCACTTCGGAAATACTACCCACGCGGGACGAAGGTGAAACTCCTCGCGATGGACGATCCGCAAGCACCGCCTGTAGGGACACTGGGCGAGATACTGGGTGTTGACGATGCGGCGCAGCTTCTCGTCCGATGGGAAACAGGCTCCTCGCTGAGCATCATCCTCGGGGTTGACCGCTTCGAGATTGTGCAGGAAGGTGGGAAGCCATGAACGAGAAGATTTTCTCCCAGATCATGGACATCCGCGATTCGGGGCGAGTGAATATGTTCGACGCTCCTGCCGTTCAGCGGATGGCGTTCGAGATGGGCTTCTACGAATTGGTCTCTTTCATCGAGGAAGACCGTGCGGCGTATGTGCGGTTTATACTCACGGGTGAAAAATAGCCGACGATTCTAGCGATTCTGCACAGCCTTTCGGGGCTGTGTTTCTCTCGAAAAATAAGTGTAGTTTATCCAAAATATGACTTGCTATATTCTGCGTTTAGAGTGATATATACACATGGCAAAGGGAACAACCTACACACAGAAAGCGAGGAACACAAAATGAGGAACACAGAAGCAAGATGGCCGAAGATCACCACGATGGAGCACCTCGATGAGATGCGGTTTGGGACGAGCGGCGCGATCCTTCGCTACGGCGAGCAGATTCTTGTGGTCGGGATGGAATGCTGGGGCTTCCACGCAGCCATCTACGAGATGGTCGAAACGCCGGAGGAGACAGGCTTCGCGGACATTGAATGCCGCCTGAACCTCGTCGAAGCCAGTGCGGAGCTTTTCGAGGACGGCGGGCATGCGATGGCTTGGTGCATGAAGCGCATCTAAGTCACGCAAAAGGCAAAACAGCCCTTCGGGGCTGCTTCTCGTTGTATAAAGAAAACCACGCGATAGTCGCGTGGTTGGAAAGAGCTTAAGCGGTGAACAGAAAATCCCCAGTGTGCTAAACTATGCGTAAGCCTGCCAGCTTAAAAATAGTGAAGACACTAGGGAGGAAACAGCATTATGTCGAAACAACAAAATGCCGATACGCATAGTTTAGCACACACAAAGTGGAATTGTAAGTATCACGTTGTGTTTGCACCGAAGTATCGGCGAAAAGTATTCTACGAAGGGAAACGGCTGGAAATCCGGGAGATCCTAAGAAAGCTGTGCGCGTGGAAGGGTGTAGAGATCATTGAAGGGGAGATCTGTCCGGATCATATCCACCTGCTGTTAAGTATCCCGCCGAAGATCAGCATATCGAGCTTTATGGGATACCTAAAGGGCAAGAGTAGCTTAATGATATTCCAGAAGTATGGGAACATGAAGTTTGCATACCGTAATCGAGAATTTTGGTGCAAAGGGTATTATGTCGATACCGTAGGAAAGAACACCAAGGCGATTAAGGAGTACATAGCTGACCAGCTGAAGAAGGATCGGGAGCAGGATCAACTGAGCTTGTTTGACCCAAGAGACCCATTTATGGGTGGCAAGTAATCTGTGCATGGCTGGCAGGCCAATAAAAGGCGTACTTGTACGCCGCCAATTACATAAGGGCTATGCCCGAAAATGAAAAACCACCCGCTATGCGGGTGGATATTTATTTCTGCGTTTTTGAGTCGCTGACGGCGGCTCTTTTTTGATGGGGGTGATCGCTTGCGAAAACTGACGGACTACAAGCCGACGAGGTTCATGGCAGAAAACGCGCACTATGACAAAGCAGCTGCGGACTATGCCGTGGGCTTCATCGAGTGCCTGTGCCATACGAAGGGGACGTGGGCAGGAAAACCCTTCGAGCTGATCGACTGGCAGGAGCGCATTATCCGAGACATTTTCGGAATTTTGAAGCCGAACGGCTATCGGCAGTTCAACACGGCATACGTCGAGATTCCCAAGAAACAGGGAAAACAGCTTGCTCTCGATACGAAAATCCCTACCCCGAGTGGATTTACCACGATGGGTGATATTCGCGTGGGAGATACCGTTTTTGATGAAAACGGACAGGCCTGCCGTGTTGTCGCCAAAAGTGATGTGGATGATACGGAGCAAGCCTATCGGCTGACCTTCCGCGACGGATCGTTCATCGTGGCAGGGGAACGGCATCTCTGGAATGTGGATTACATCATCGGGAAGCCGCAATCTGTGCTTTGGACAACAGGTGATATTTATCGCCGAACGATGAAATATCGGGCGCGGTACGCAGACCACGATAAAGAGGCACGCCGTTCCATTATCCGTATCCCCGTGGCAAAGCCGCTGAACCTCGCAGAGTGCGATCTTCCTGTTGACCCGTATCTTTACGGATATTGGCTCGGCAACGGATGCGCCACAAAGCCTGAAATCACCATCTGCGACAAGGATGTACAAGCGGTCACTCAGAATGTGCCATATGCTCCATACAACAGCATTCCTCAGCCGGGAAGTGTGCGCGTGTACTATGAGGAACTAAAGAGCATTCTCGTGCCGACATTCCGCGATAAGGTGATCCCAGTCGCATATCTTAGAGCCTCGGAGCGACAGCGATGGGAACTCCTGCAGGGGTTGATGGATTCTGACGGATGTATCGGCAGTCGGAAAGCGCAGAGCGTTTACGTCAGCACCATCGAGCAGCTTGCCGAATCAGTACGCGAACTCTTGTGGAGTCTCGGCATCAAGAATGCCATGACGGAAGCACCGTCTACGCGATGCGGAAAGCCGACGGGGGAGACATTATACATCATACGATTCACCACATTTGACGATCAACCGACATCAAAACTGCATCGGAAAATCTGTCGGAAACGGGAGCGGATTAAGGAAACTCGCTCCTGTTTTCATTATCTGGCAGATATCGTGCCGCTCAAAGAACGTGTCCCCATGCAGTGCATTCAAGTGGATAGCAGAAGCCATTGTTATCTTGTAGGGGAGTCCTTCATTCCAACCCACAACAGTGAACTCGCCGCCGCTGTCGCACTCCTCCTTTGCTGTGGCGACGGTGAGGAGCGTGCCGAGGTGTACGGCTGCGCCGCTGATCGTCAGCAAGCAAGCATCGTGTTCGAGGTTGCAGCAGATATGGTGCGTATGTGTCCCGCACTCAGCAAGCGGGTGAAGATCCTCGCCTCCCAGAAGCGGATGGTGTATTTGCCGACGAACAGTTTCTATCAGGTTCTTTCGGCAGAGGCGTACTCGAAACACGGGTTCAATATTCACGGCGTGGTATTTGATGAGCTGCACACACAGCCGAACCGCAAGCTCTTTGACGTTATGACAAAAGGCTCTGGCGATGCGCGAATGCAGCCGCTTTACTTCCTTATCACCACAGCGGGGACGGATACACAGTCCATCTGCTACGAGACCCACCAGAAAGCGAAGGATATTCTGGAAGGGCGAAAGATTGATCCGACCTTCTATCCCGTGATCTACGGAGCGAAGGAGGATGAGGACTGGACAGATCCTGAGGTCTGGAAGAGGTCGAATCCGTCGCTCGGTATCACGGTCGGCATCGACAAGGTACAGGCAGCCTGTGACTCTGCGCGGCAGAATCCCGCCGAGGAGAACAGTTTCCGTCAGCTTCGCTTGAATCAATGGGTGAAGCAGTCCGTGCGATGGATGCCGATGGATAAGTGGGATAGCTGTGCCGCCCCTGTTGACGCTGAGTTCTTAGAGGGGCGCGTCTGCTACGGCGGTCTTGACCTTTCCTCCACGATGGATATTACAGCATTTGTTTTGGTGTTCCCTCCGACCGAGGAGGATGAGCCGTTTGCCGTGCTTCCGTACTTCTGGATTCCCGAGGAGAACATCGACCTTCGTGTACGGCGCGACCATGTGCCGTACGACGTGTGGGAGAAGCAGGGCTTTCTTATGACCACAGAGGGAAATGTGGTTCACTACGGATTCATCGAGGCGTTCATCGAGAAATTGGGCGAGAAGTACAACATCCGCGAGATCGCCTTCGACCGATGGGGCGCGGTGCAGATGGTGCAGAATCTTGAAGGGATGGGCTTCACCGTTGTTCCATTCGGGCAGGGCTTCAAGGATATGAGTCCGCCGACCAAGGAGCTGATGAAGCTGACGCTGGAAAAGAAAATAGCGCATGGAGGACATCCCGTCATGCGCTGGATGGCAGACAATATCTTCATTCGCACCGATCCTGCCGGGAACATCAAGGCGGACAAGGAGAAGTCCACCGAGAAGATCGACGGTATCATTGCGCTCATCATGGCACTGGATCGTGCGATCCGTTGCGGGAATGATACCTCGGAATCCGTGTATGAAAATCGTGGTGTGTGGGTGTTTTAGGGCGATCGTATACACGCTTTATCTTCACATATGGCCTTGCTATTTTGCCGATCGTACGGGAATATACACATACCGAAAGGGAAAACCGAAGGAGCCAGAAACGGAGGAAAAGAAAATGACGAAGAAGGAAATTGCCGAGATCATCGAGAGCAAGGCCGCCATGTACGGATTCGCGATGCAGGAAAACACGATGGGCTGGGCGAACGAAAGCGACCGCGACACCTGCATCCGCATCGAGATTCGCAAAGAAACGGATTACGAGAAGACGGATTGGGAAGCCCGCAAGGTTTTTCGAGACATCAAAGCCAATGCCAGCATTTGCCAGATGGGTGGAAATCCCACGCCGGAGGAGCTTTTGAAAGCCTCCGACGAGATTGCGCGGGGCGCGAAATTCACAGCCGACATCAACAGCATGGAGCTTTCCTGCGTCGAAATCTTCTAAGCTGAAACTACGGAGCACCGCTCGAAAGGGCGGTGCTCTTGCTCTCATCATCTTCTGTGGCGAGATTTTTGGAAATGGATGGTGTATATGAATCTATTCGGTAAACTCTTTCGTTCACGGGACAAGCCTATGAATCATCTCGGCGGCTTGTCCTTTTTGTTTGGACAGACGGCTGCGGGCAAGGCGGTCAACGAACGGACGGCAATGCAGACGACGGCGGTCTACGCTTGTGTGCGCATCCTCGCCGAATCCATTGCAGGGCTGCCGCTTCACGTCTATGTCTACCAAGGGCAAGGCAAAGAGCGCGTGCCGGAGCACCCGTTGTACTTTCTGCTCCATGACGCACCGAATCCCGAGATGACGAGTTTCGTCTTCCGTGAGACGCTCATGGCACATCTCCTCCTCTGGGGGAATGCCTATGCACAAATTTTGCGCGATGGCAGAGGACGTGTCCTCGGACTCTATCCGCTCCTCCCAGACAAGATGGATGTGAGCCGCGACAGCCGCACGGGGGAACTCTACTACACCTACACGCGAAGCACGGAGGAGAATCCGAATTTTGCGGACAAGGGGCAGATTCGTCTGCGCCGCGAGGATGTCTTCCACATTCCGGGACTCGGCTTCGATGGTTTGGTCGGCTACAGTCCCATCGCCATGGCAAAGAACGCCATCGGGATTGCACTTGCAACAGAGGAATACGGTGCAGCCTTCTTCAAGAACGGTGCGCGTCCGGGCGGTGTTCTGGAACATCCGGGTGTTCTCAAAGACCCGTCAAAGCTCCGTGAGAGTTGGCACGCCGTCTACGGCGGCACGATGAACACGGGCAGGATTGCCGTCCTTGAGGAGGGCGTAAAGTATCAGCAGATTGCCATACCGCCGGAGGAGGCGCAGTTCCTTGAGACAAGGAAGTTCCAGATCGACGAGATCGCGCGGCTCTACCGTGTACCACCGCATATGGTCGGGGATTTGGAGAAGTCCAGCTTCTCGAATATCGAGCAGCAGTCGCTTGAATTTGTAAAGTATACGTTGAATCCGTGGGTCGTTCGTTGGGAGCAGTCCCTGCAGAAAGCACTGCTGACGGACAAGGAGCGGAAGGATTACTTCATCCGCTTCAACGTGGACGGTCTTCTGCGCGGGGACTACAAAAGCCGCATGGAGGGATATGCCATCGGGCGACAGAACGGATGGCTCTCCGCAAACGACATCCGCAGTCTTGAGGACATGAATCCGATTGAATCTACCGAGGGCGGTGATTTGTACCTCATCAACGGGAATATGACAAAACTGAAGGATGCAGGGCTGTTTGCAGGGAATCAGAAGGGAGTAAGTGATGAAACGTAAATTTTGGAACTGGGTACGGAACGAGGGAGAGAAGCGAATCTTGCTTCTGGACGGTGAAATCTCGGACGAAACGTGGTGGGGGGATGAAATTACACCTCAGATGTTTCGATCTGAGCTTCACGCCGCCGAGGGAGATATTGACCTCTGGATCAACTCACCAGGCGGGGACTGCTATGCGGCGGCACAGATCTACAATATGCTCATGGAGTATAAGGGGAATGTCACCGTTAAGATTGACGGGATTGCCGCCTCTGCTGCATCCGTTGTTGCAATGGCAGGATCGACCGTCGAGATTTCACCCTTGGGGATGTTGATGATCCATAATCCAATGACTGTTTCCATCGGCGATACACACGAGATGGAGCGGACGATTACCTTCCTTGCCGAAATCAAGGAGAGCATCATCAACGCATACGAGATCAAGACGGGGCTGTCCCGTGCGAAGATTTCGCGACTGATGGATGCTGAGACGTGGATGAACGCAAAGAAGGCGGTGGAGCTTGGATTTGCGGATTCCGTTCTCTATGAGAACAGGGAACATCTCACAAGTGCTGCGACAGACGGACTGATCTTCTCCCGTGCCGCCGTCACGAACTCCCTGCTCTCGAAATTCGGGCAGGGAACACACAATGTCGATGCAGAGCCGTTTAAGAAGCGGCTCTTTTCTATTTCACACTAACGGAGGGACAAACACATGGATAAGATCATGGCAATGCGCGAGAAGCGTGCAGAAATGTGGGAACAGGCAAAGCAGTTCCTCGACGAACACGAGAAGGACGGCCGCCTTACAGCCGAGGATGTCAAGGCCTACGAGCAGATGGAGCAAGAGGTGTTGGCGCTCGGCAAGGACATCGAGCGCATGGAGCGTCAGGCAATTCTTGACGCGCAGCTCGCAAAGCCGACCGCAGCAGCGATCACCAATCTGCCGGGCGCAGGATTCACTTCCGAAAAGACAGGTCGTGCAAGCGAGGCATATCGTGTGGCGATGCTGAAGGCTCTTCGCACGAACTTCCGTCAGGTGGAGAACGTCCTGCAGGAAGGTGTGGATGCAAACGGCGGCTATCTCGTTCCCGAGGAATACGACCAGCGTCTCATTGACGTACTCAGCGAAGAGAACGTCCTGCGTCCGCTTGCGACGGTCATCACAACGAGCGGCGAGCACAAGATCAATATCGCCGCCACAAAACCTGCGGCTGCGTGGATTGAGGAGGGTGCAGCACTTACCTTCGGGGACGCGACCTTCGATCAGATCGTCCTCGATGCGCACAAGCTGCACGTTGCAGTCAAGGTGACGGAGGAGCTGCTCTACGATAACGCCTTCAACCTTGAGAACTACCTCATCGAGCAGTTCGGCAAGGCACTCGGCAACGCAGAGGAGGATGCTTTCCTGAACGGCGATGGGACGCACAAGCCGAAGGGGCTTCTCACCTCGGCAAAGACATCCGTCACCACGGCGGCGGCAGACATCAAGGCGGACGAACTCGTGACGCTCGTCTACAGTCTCAAGCGTCCCTACCGCAAGAATGCGTCGTTCATCGTCAACGATCAGACCCTTGCAAGCATTCGCAAGCTCAAAGACGCGAATGGCGCATATTTTTGGCAGCCGTCGTACCAGATGGGTGAACCAGACCGTCTGCTCGGCTACCCCGTCTATTCCTCGGCGTATATGCCTGCTGTCGAGGCGGGTAAGACCGTCATCGCATTCGGCGACTATTCCTACTACAATATCGGTGACCGTGGGACACGTTCCCTGCAGGAACTCAAGGAACTCTTCGCGGGCAACGGCATGGTCGGCTATGTTATGAAAGAGCGTGTGGACGGCAAACTCGTCCTCGAGGAAGCTGTGCAGACTCTCAAGATGAAGGGCTGATGTATGGAATCCCTGATAAATTCAGCAACAATTTGACGGGATTTCGTTTTGCGGCAAAGAAGGGAGGTGGTTCTATGCTTGTGCCGCTTGCAGCAGTCAAGCAGTACCTGCGGATTGACGGGGATGAGGAGGACGATCTCCTCATGCACTTTGCGGAAACGGCAGAACAGATTTGCACGGCACTTCTGCGCGTGAAGAAGCTGTCCAAGGTCGAAGATCAGGCGATTGTGCGCGTTGCAATCCTCTATGCCGTATCCTATCTCTATGAACACAGAGAGGAAGCGGATCACAGAGGGCTTGCGCTGACGCTTCGCTCCTTGCTTTTTGGTGTGCGGAAGGAGGTCTTTTAGGTGAGAGTGTCCATGAGCGAATTGCGTCATCGAATCACTATTCTGCGTCCCGTAACAGATACGGACAATGAGGGGAATATCCTCGTGCAAACAACACAAGAAGTCGGTAAAGCGTGGGCGCTCGTTCTGCCGTTTGCGGCAAAAATCTCGGACGGATATGCGGAGAAGGTGCAGGAGGTGGATTATCGTATTGTCATCCGCTACCGCACGGATGTGCGCGTGACCGACCTAGTGCAGTGGAATGGGAAGCGGCTCACACCCATTGCGCCGCCCTATCTGCTTGGCGGGAAGAAGCAATGGCTTGTTCTGGAATGCAGGGAGTTGGTGGAGGATGGCTAGATATAGAGGATTCGTCTCTGCCGAGAAGATCCTCTCGGAACTCGGCGCGGAGGCGACGGCTGCGGCAAAGGAAGCCCTCGCGCATGGCGCGGACGATGTGGTCGCAGAGGCGAAGAACCGCTGTCCTGTCTATGCAGGGACAGATAAGCGCGTGGTCAAGGGCGCACTCCGTGACTCCATCCACAAGCGGCTGCGTCGAAAGGACGGCTCTGTCTGGCGCATCGCGGCGGATGCAGAATCTCAGGACGGTGTGCCCTACGGCGTGCTTGTCGAGTTCAGCCCGAGAATCAACCGCCCATTTCTCTATCCCGCGCTTGACGCAAAGAAGGACGGTATCCGTTCTGCCATCGTCGATGCCGTGCGGTCTGCGATACGGAGGAGAGGAAGATGAGTGTTGCACGAGCCGTATATCAGGCGCTTTCTCATTCACGCGATGTGACGCAGCTTCTTGCACATGAGAGAAAGGGCATCTACCACGGGCGCAGTCCCGATGCGGGAACGTATCCGATCATTGTCTATTCCGTGATCTCGGATGTTCCCGCTCTTTCGGCAGACGGCGCGGAACTGGAACGGCGCGTGACGGTACGCATCCATATTCTGACGAAGGATGGACGGTTTCGGGAGATTCATCGTGCCGTGCAGAATGCGCTTCTTCCACTCGGCTTTGTCCGTGTGCAGACGCAGGAACTGACAGAGAAAGATATATTCGTGGAAATCACAGATTACAGAACAGCAATGGAGGGAGAATAAAATGCCAAGTCCAACACCAACAGCAAAGCCCGCAGGGAACCTGACAAGCGGGCAGTTCATCAACATCCAGAAACTTCACATCGCGAAGATGCTCACCGATGTGGCAGGAGGGGCGGCGACCTACGAAGCTCCGATCCCGCTCGGAAAACTGCTCCGCAAGGTGGACATCAAGCCACAGACGAATCAGGCGGAACTTTTCGCCGACGGTCAGTCCGTGGATACGGCATCCAATACCGCATCCTACGACCTCACGTTTGACACGGCTGCTTTGCCGCTTGAGTATGTTGCATATCTCCTTGGACACAGTATCGAGAATGGCGTGATGAAGGCGGGCAAGGACGATGTCGCTCCGTACTTCGCCGTGCTCTTTCAGTCAGACAAGCGCAACGGCAAGAAGAGATACACCAAATTCTACAAAGTCCAATTCACGGAACCCTCGGAGTCCGGCAACTCGAAGCAGGAGAGCATTCAGTTCGACACACCGACGCTCACGGCAAAGGCGATCTACCGCCTCTCGGACGGGCTGTCCTACGCCAAGGCTGACGAGGAGGCAGCGGGCTTTGCCGCAGAGACAGGCTCGAAGTGGTACGAGCAGGTCTGAGGGAGGACATGATGGATACACCGAAACTGCATATTGCGGGCAGGGAGATCACACCGCATCCTCCAAAGATGAAGGTATGGCGCACGTTCCTTGCCTTTTTTGATGCCGACAAACAGGATATGAATCTTGAGGACTTTTTGGATGCGCACGTCCGACTGATCATTCTCGGCTTCGGACGCGAGGAAGTGACGAAGGAATCCGTGGAGGAGAATGTAGACGTTGCAGACATTGTTCCACTGACACGCGCACTCTTTCGATGGGTTCAGTCATTGACGTTTTCCAAATTGGTGAACCTCCCAAACGGAGAGACGGGGAAAGAGGCGTAGTTCTTTCTCCGTACCAGAATTTACTGCGTTACTACGAGCGGCTGCAGTCCACCTATGGATGGACGATGCACGAGGTTGATTCACATGAGATTGGATTCCTGCTCGATCAGCTTGTGGTGACGGCGATCTGCGAAGAAAGATCGTCTGAGCGATTTATTGACGACGTGATGTAGGGAGGGAGATGGAGTGGCAAAGCGCGGACAGAAGATTGATGAACTCTATCTCGCATCGGTCTCAACATTGCACAGCTGCAGCTGGATTTCGACACGGCGGGCAAGACCGTCTCGGATTCCATCGCACGGCTGAACGGCAAGGCAAACAACATTCACCTCAAACTGGATGCTGACCTTGCCAAACTCGACGGTGTGGGCACGGAGCTAGACAAGATCAAGGTGCGCCACCAGGCGATCAATCGCGAACTGGATATTCAGCGGCAGAAAGAACAGATTCTTGCCGCTGTCCTCCAATCCGCAAAGAAGAATGATGGCGTGGACAGCGCATCCTATCGCCGTGCGGAGAGCAATCTCCTGCGTCAGCAACGAACCGTCGCACAGACCGAAGCCGAGGTGCGGAAACTGAATGCACGGCTCAAAGAGAGCGCCGTCCTCTCCGGCACGCTCGGTGGGCGCATCTCAGCGGGCATGACGGCGGCACAGGCGGGTGTCAAGAATCTCACGAGCGGATTCAATATACTCTCCGCGAAGATGGCTGCGGTCATGGCAGTCGCCGCAACAGGCGCGGGACTGTTTAATATCACGAAAGACGCGATGCTTGCTGGCGAGAACGTCTACAAGCTCACGCAGCGTCTTCATGTGTCCGCAGGTGAGGCGGCGACACTCAATCAGGTGTTTCAGCTTGCAGATACGGACATCAAGAGTGTCATTCCTCTGATTGCACGTCTGGACAAGCAGGTATCTGCTACGGGGGAGAGCGGGAATGACACCTCTCGCGCCCTCTCTCGTTTCGGGATTGCCCTCAAAGACCAACAGGGGAATCTCCTGCCACTCAATGAGCAGCTGGCGCAGCTTGCCAAGGGATACAAGACCGCAAGCGAAGCGGGGATGGAGGAAGCGTATACCGCCGAAGTCCTCGGTGCGCGTGGCGCGGCACTCATTCCAATTCTCGAACAGTATGACGATCTGATGACCATTTCCTCGCAGGTCAAGACCACGGGATTGCTTGACCCGGCACAGGCGCACGAGACGTATCTCAAATGGCGCGAAATGGAGATGGAGGCGGGACAGCTGAAACTTGCCCTCGGCGCGGCACTCCTTCCTGCCGCCGAAGAACTCATGCCGGAGATCAATGACGGCTTCGAGTCTCTTGTTGAAACGATTCGCGACAACAAGGACGAGATCAAAGATGCCGTGCTCGGATGGGGCGAAGCTCTCAAGACCGTTGCAGAACTTGCGGGCTTTGTTGGGGAACAGATTCATACGGTCAATGAACACGCAGAAGCGAATTCGTGGCTCATGAAGAATCATCCTGTGGCATCTCCGCTGATTGCTGTTCCGTTCCTCGGCGGTACGGTTCTCGACGCTCTCTATGGGGACGAATACAAGCAATATCTGGAACAGCAGAAACTCGCAAAAGAAAAGGCTGCGGCAGAGGAGAAGGCGCGTGCCGAAGCGGAGAAGAACGCCAAAGCGCAGGAGCAGAATGCCAAAGCTGCGAAAATCCGTGCGGCAGCTGAGAAGGATGCCGCAAAGACGGTCAGTGAATCTGCAAAGGCGACCGCACAGCTGACGGACAATTTATATACACTGACACACACGGACATCCAGAACACTCTACACGCTCTGGATCGCGAAGCCTTCGAATCCTTCCAGAAGGGCGCAGATCCGCATCTGATCGACGAATACCGTCTTGCGAAGGAAGCGAAAATCTACGCTGACTTTCAGCGGGACGTTGTGGACAAGGCGGATGCGCTTTACAAGACGGATCTCCAAAACAAGCTGGACTCCATCGTTCGTGAAGCCGATGCCTTTCGCCAGAAGGGCTTGGATGAGGTACACACGCAGAACTGGCTCAGTGAGAGCAAGGCGCGTGTCATGGAGCAGTGGGAGCGTGATGTCGCTTCCAATATTGACTCGATCTGGAAAACGGAACTCGAAAATCGCCTTGCAGAGATTGAGCGCGAGAAGGATGCGTGGGTACAGAAAGGTCTGGATGAGGTCGAGGCGACACGTTGGGCAGAGAAGCAGAAACTCGATGCCAAGCGCAACGCCGCGCTGGAAGTCCTCCGCTCCCAGAAAGAGGAGCTGAAGGTATTCAAGCAGTCCGGGCAAGTCGGGCTGATGGAGTATCTTCGCAAGAAGAATAAGTTCACAGCGGAGGACTTGGGGCTGACACCGGAACTCTTGCAGCAGTTTCAGTCCGGGCGTAAATGGGCGATGGAGAATCTCCTGCCGAATTTCGCTCCCGAGAAGCGTGAGGACAATTCACGCATTCGTGTCAATGGACAGGAGTTCTCCTATGCGGGGATGATGTCGGAACTCGGGCGGCAGGTGCAAGGCGTTTCTTCCGCATCCGACGCGCGGAACAGCGGTCAGACTGCTCCATCCATGACAGACAACCGTCAGATTCACATACAGGTGCAAATCGAGAACGCCGTCACGGAGGACAACGAGGGAATGCGTATGCTTGCCGATCATGTTGCCGACCGCATTCGCCCTGCCGTCGAGAACGCACTTGGAGGTGATTCCAATTCATATTCACATTGGTGAGGTCAAAACGCTGAGTGTCGAGAACTGGCAGATTGTTCCCGACGACCGTCAGCAACTTCTCGAAATTGTTGGCGGCGTGGTCGTGCAGGATTTCGGGCATATCCCAGAGGGCGACCGTATTTCCTGCGCCGTTGTTGTGACTGCTGCTGACTGGGAGAAAATCAAGGGATACTGGGACAGCCGCGCGATGGTGTCCGTAACGGACGAGGGCGGGAATCTCCTGCCCTCTGTGCGTGTTGTGGTGAAGTCCTACGAGTACGTGGCTCATTTCCCGAAGGTATATAAACTGTCTCTGGAATTTTGGAGGGTGTGACAATGGCAGAACTCTTGCATATCTATATGAACAATCCGACAGAGGGCAGCAAGGATGGGACGGAGGTCAGCTCCGGCACGGAACTTGCGCCCATCTCCGTCCTGCTCGATGCGGGCAAGGGTGAGCAGAAAGCCGTCAAGTGTGCCGTGCGGTGCGAGAGCGGCTTCCATATCGACGGAGTTTTGACAATCAAATTCGTCGGCGATCATGCGGATAAGTGGAAAGCCGCGACGGATAACAAATACACTGCCGAGACCGCATTGGAGTCCGCCGAGTGGAAAGACAGTATCTCATTATCCAATGTCGGCGATACGAATACCGTCTTCTGGGTCAAGGCACTCAGTAGTGCAGATGAGCCGCCGCAGCAGGATGTGAGCGTGGACATTCAGGCAGAGGGGCTGCTTGTGTCGAATTGAGGAGGTTCGTATGGCATTCAAATACATCAATCCGGGCTATGCGGAGCTGCTCTCAGTTGGTGGTGGCACGACGGTAACAGGGGAGCAGTACAGTAAGACGGGCATATCCTTCTGGCAGCCGACCAGTGATAAAGGTCTGACGATTTCAGAATTCCCCACAGAGCTTTACGGGAAACTGGATCTGTACTTCAAAGCACCGGAGAATGCAGACCGCGCCAAACTTACCCTTGCGATTGGAGGCTACATCATCGTTAGCGCGGAAACGTCCTGGAGCAGGTGGCGCATGAAGGGGAATAACAATAACGATACCATTGCCACTTCCGACAGCATTCGCGCAAATGCAGTCAATACTTTGTGGTTTCATGTCAAACCGGGGCAGAACCATGACGGTATCTTTCGGGCACTCCTGAACGAACGCGAGGTTTGCAACAAGCAGGACTGCTCTTTTTGGTACGCCTACAGTTCCAGTGAAAAGACCATAACGGTTTACAGCAGAACCGAAGACATTCTCATCTCGAACCTCATCCTCTCGGATGAGGAGATCAGCCCACGGGAACAGGTTATCATACTGCCCGTCCAAGCGACACAGACGGATATGACCGACTGCAGCGATGGAAGCTATGAGGCGATGGCTGCGAATCAGGAGATTCTGCAAACGGTGGATGTTGTCGCTCTATCCGCGCAGTATGGCGCGGACTCGCGTGTGACGGGGATTTCTCTTCTCGGCAATCCCGCCTACCGCACGGCAGAGGGATTGTGTGCTCTGACGGCACTTGAAAAGAGTGGCGGGAATGTTACGGAATACGGAAGGCACATTGTAGAGCAGAATCCGAATTCCACCGTTATGGACACGCGCACTGTCTCTATGATCGTTGCAGAACTCACGGGACGGCAGTTCGGATGGAGAGCGGGGACATGAGCATCAAGCTGAAACCCGCCGTCTGCATCGCATGGCTGCCGATGGGACGTATTCACCTAAAACCAATCATATACGCCACGGTGATTCCCGTATTCCGTCAATCCGTGCAGGTGCGCGGAGATACGTCGCGCCGTCTCAACACATCCATCGCCATGCGTGCAGATACCCTGCGCGATATTCGGATCGTTAAGAAAATCACAGTAATGGGCGACACAGAGCGGCGCATTGGCCGCTGTGGTACGGTTCTCGTAGATACGAAGCGGACTCTTGTCAAACAGTCATGCATCGTTGCAGACACGAAAATCGAGATTCCTCATACACTGACCTATGCAGAGTTCAAGGAGCGGGGGATTCGCTCGTTCTCCGTGACGCTCGGCGAACTCAGTCTCTCGGATAACATTCAACTCGAAACGGTGAATCCGCTCCCCATCGGCGCGTGTGTAGAAGGACGGGTGATGGATTATGCCTTCCGTTTTCTCGTGGAGGAAACAAGTCAGCGCGGCATCGTGCAGTCCGTCAAGGGGACGTACAGTAAGGACACTCTCCTCTACACGCCCATCCATATCTACGTCGAGCGGGCAAAGGTATCACGCTATGCTGCCGAGATTGCGGCGGCACTTGGTTTGAAATTACACCGTCTAACCGATGATTTCACGCCATCGCAGAACTTCGAGGGGAGTGGAATGACGTATCATGACTTCATCTCCGCGATCTTCGGCTGGACAGCGAAACTGCCGCAGCAGCAGATCAACGTCTTTATTCGTGGAGATACGCTCCACATCATTCAGCGCGGCATGGAGGAATCCGTGGTCGATATTACGAACTGGCCGCACGCGCAGCCGACCATCGAACGGAAACTCGTTCGTTCCGTCTGGCACGGCTCTCACAACGATTCAAACGGAGCGCACAACGAGGAGGACACTGTACCCGTTCCCTTCACGGGTACGATTTCCTTCAAAGAGATCAGCCGCACTTACTCCAACGGCTTTCTCGTCCGTGAGACAAATGAGAACGGCTACAGTACCTATATCTACGATGGCGAATATCTTGCCGAAAAACGCACGCACAACGTGGATGGTTCTACAAGCCGCACGGATTATGCTTACGCCTCCACGGGGCGCGACGTATATCTCTTTAAGGAATGGGAACGTACCACCGAGGCGGTCAATGATGGGAAGAAGCACACGGAATATGAATGGGAGGATTGGAGCCGTGAGAAAGGAACGGAGCGTATCACCTATCACGCGCCGCTCGGCTACGGATGGTATGCGACCACGGTTTATGTCGATGGCGTGCTCGAAGGAAGCTCCCTCTCGCAGGGAAAACCCGGCGGCAAGGCGAGTCAGTTCACCGTCGAGCAGTCGAATCTCAGCCTTGGTGCAAGTTACGCGAGCGATGATGAGCTTCCGTATTCTTCCCTCATCGACACCGAGTTTCCCGTTGTGGGTACGGACTATCTGCGTGCCTTGACACGAGAAATAGAGTGGCTCAACCGCAAAACGCAGGAAACAGTTACGGTGGAAATTCGCGCACGGATTCAAAACGGCGTTCCCGACATTGACCACATCGTCGATTTCACTGAGCGAATCCGATTCGAGGGACACGAATACTTCCTGCAGTCGAACACGGTGGAACTCACGCCGCGCCTTTTGCGGCAGACGATCAAGATGGTGAGGTGGTACGGATGAATGGCATTCTTGGACTTGCGGCAGCAATACGGGTGGGGATAAAGAACTCGAAGGTGGTTGAGTCACAGGCACAGCGCGGCAGGATTCAGAATGGACGTGTTCATATCGGCGAGCGATCCTACCCCTTCCGTGCCGCAGTGGACTGCAATACGTCAGATGGCAGTTTGGTGTGGGTACAGATTTCAAAGGGCGGTACCGCCGTTATCGTAGGAGCGTGAGCTTATGCACAGAGCGATAGTAAAAGCTGTGAGCGGGAATCGGGTGCTTGCTGACGGATCGTGGCTTACCTGCATTGGGAATCGCTCCGTTCGGGAGGGCGAATGGATCTGGACGGATGGTCGATGCGTCTACGGACATGAATCCGAGGGTGGCAGCTGCTATGTTCCGACGAATGTTCTTTCCGGCATACCGCTCCTCCAAATAAAGTGGAAGGATCAAAAAAACCAGATGCTCCATTCGTACTACGCAAAAGGAAAGATCCATCCGCTCGGCTTTTCCCAAGAGGATATATGGATGGTCAACAGCAGCCGCCACTTCGCGTATGTCTCAGGCTATGGAATGCTCGATGCCGAAATGGACGAGCAAGGGAATCTCTATACCCTCGAAGCTGTGAATGTTCTCGTGTTCCCGCTCATCGGGGCAGATCAGCGTGACAGTATTCTCTCTGTCAAACGCAACGGAGAGATTATTGCCTCATACGATCTTGTACCGATGTTTGGTGCTCCCGCCGTATCCGGTCCCACTGACCTCTATAGCTGCCAAACAGAAGGCGGGCGGGTGGATAAAGCTGGGAACTTCAAAGTGATGATATGGCACTCCATATCAGAGCATGGGGGAGACGGTAGTTCGAGCAGCACAGACAGATATGTGTTCTTCGATGGCAGCAATCTTGAACCTTGGATGGAGAAAACCAAAACAACGTCAAGAGACTCTGTTACTGGGGAATCCCATACTTCGGAAAGCAGATGGAGCGCACCGGATTACAGTGTCCGCTATCCAATCCATGACGGAATGTATATGCGCTTCCCTGCAAATCTGGATTATCTTATCTCCGGGAAAAGGTATATTTCAAAGATTTACAGTGCAAAGGATGAGCTGCTCATGGAACTGGAAACGAATCCGACAGCTCGTACAAGCCTCTGCCCTCTGGGACAGGGGAAATATCTGGTCAGCACAGGCTCGCCCTTATATTTATGGGAAGACGGTCAGCTTACGGAACTGATGCGCGGATGCTATAACTTCCGTCTGCGCAAGATGAGCAATCTCAATAAATGGAAGAAAGCAGGGGGTGTCTGATATGGATCAGATTTTAACCATACGTCTGTATGCGGCGGGCATTGGCATCGTGGTCGGGGAGTTCCTCGGCAGCTTTGACGATCTGCTCTATGCCCTCGTTGTGTTTGTGGTGACGGACTACATCACAGGTGTTCTCCGTGCGATTGTAGAGAAGAAGCTGTCGAGTGCAATAGGATTCAAGGGGATTTGTAAGAAAGTCTGCATCTTTACCCTTGTGGGCGTGGCGAATGTCCTCGATACCCACATCATTGGAAGCGGCTGTGTTTTGCGTTCCGCCGTGATCTTCTTCTACATCTCGAATGAAGGGATCTCGATCATCGAGAACGCAGCACGGATGGGGCTTCCCGTTCCGCAGAAATTGCAGGATATGATGCACAGCCTTCAAAATAAATAATTCGTTTAACCTCAACGCCCGGCGGCTTACCGTCGGGTTATTTTTATGCCTGTAAGGGTGACCAAAAGAGCCGTTTTTGTCTGCTGTTCCATGAAGGGAGATGTTGAAATGAGCAAGGAAGATGGTCTTCGGGAAATGACGTATCAGATGGTGATGCGTGCTTCATGGAAAATGCTGCAGAGCGGGGTTTTGTCAGAGGACGAGTATCTTGCGTTTGAAGCGAAAATGCGCGAGAAATACCGCCCCGTCATCGGACTTTTATTTTCAGATATTGACTTGCTATCGTGCGGATAGTACGGGAATATGGGAGTGGAAAGAAGGGATCACCATGAAAATACGACGGGTTCAACCAAGCCCTGCATTGCAGAAAAAGCTGCGTGTTGCGGCATACGCCCGCGTTTCTGTGGATACGCTTCACCACTCCCTTGCGGCGCAGGTCAGTCACTACAGCAATCTCATCCAGAACAATCCTGCGTGGGAATATGCCGGCGTGTACGCAGACGAAGGAATCACAGGGACAAGCACTACACACCGAGATGAGTTCAAGCGGCTGATTGCCGACTGCAACGCCGGGAAGATTGATTTGGTGCTCGTTAAAAGCATCAGCCGATTTGCCCGTGACACCGTGGATTGTCTTCATACCGTTCGACGGTTGAAAGAGAAGGGGATTGCCGTTCGTTTCGAGAGGGAGAACATTGATTCCACATCCGAGGACGGAGAACTCCTCTTGACGCTGCTCGCATCCTTTGCCCAAGAAGAGAGTCGGAGCATTGGTGACAACATCCGATGGGGTGTGCGGAGACGATTCGCCGAGGGGATTCCGAACGGACATAAAGCGCCTTACGGCTACACATGGGACGGAGAGATGTTCCGTATTGTTCCTACCGAGAGTGAGATTGTAAAGGAGATATTCTGGAGATACCTTGCCGAGGAATCTGCCTACGCCATCGCGAAGAGACTCGCAGGGCGCGGAATCACGGGGCGGCAGGGGAGACCCATCGAGCAGACCACGGTAAAGGATATTCTCTCCAACATCTCCTACACGGGTACAATGGCATTGCAGAAAAACTACATCAGTGAGGGGCATATTCGCAAGCGGAATAAAGGGGAGCTGCCTATGTATCTGGTGGATGGGATGTTCGAGTCGCTTGTGAGCAAGGATGACTTCGATAAGGTGCAGGAGATACGGAAACTGAGAGCCGCGCAGTCTTGCAATCGGAATCCTGTGCTAATGCCATTCTCGGGAATGGTGAAATGCGGATGCTGCGGAGGCGGCTTCAGCAGAAGATCTGCAGGGAAGTACAGACGATGGGGCTGCAACACAAGAGAGCGGAAAGGCAGCACTGCTTGTGACAGCCGTCCAATCAAGGAAGAGGAGCTTATGGCTGCGGTCAGAGCCGTCATAGAGAAGGATGATTTCGATGCCGCAGAACTCAAGCGCAAGGTGTCCAAGATCGTCATTCACGGTGACTGTGTGGAATTTCACCTAACCAATGGTCGCATAAAAAAGACTGCCCGCATCTACAACGGGCAGCGCGGCAGCAATCCCTTCACCAACAAAGTGTACTGCGCCTCCTGCGGCAGCAAGTGTGAGCGCGATACATGGACGAAGGGGACTAAGGTGTGGGCGTGCAGTCAGCCACGCACGAAATGCGGATTGAAACGGCTGCCCGAATCCGAACTAAAGGAAGCGGCAGAATCCTTGTTCGGCGATGGCTACGAGGGCAAGATCGTACAGAGTGTCGAGCGGATTGTCATATCCGACGATGAAGTCATATTTCAACTCAAAGAAGGAGGCGCATACCGATGGCAAAGACAGTGAGAGTCATCCCAGCAAGCCCTAAAATCTTTCGTTCTGAGGTTACGGCAGAACCAAGGCGGCGCAGAACGGCAGGGTACGCCAGAGTTTCCACCGATCATGAAGAACAGACTTCCAGTTACGAAATGCAGATGGCGCATTACAAGAACTACATCGAGAGCCGTGCAGACTGGGATTTCGTCGGCATGTATTCGGACGAAGGGATAAGCGGCACGAACACAAAGAAGCGAGACGGCTTCAACCAGATGATCGAGGATGCCCTTGCCGGCAAGATCGACCTCATCATTACAAAGTCGGTCAGCCGTTTCGCACGAAACACTGTGGATTCTCTGCAGAATGTCCGTAAGCTCAAGGAACATGGTGTAGAGATCTATTTTGAAAAAGAGAACATTTGGACGTTCGACACGCGCGGAGAACTCCTTATAACGATTATGTCCAGCCTAGCGCAGGAGGAGAGCCGCAGCATCTCGGAGAACACTACATGGGGCAAGCGGAAGCAGTTCGCTGAGGGCAAAACCAGTGTGGGCTACAGCGTATTTCTCGGCTATGACAAGGATTTCCAAATCAACGAAGAACAGGCGAAAATCGTAAGGCTTATCTACAAGTTATTCGTTGGCGGGCGATCCTTCTATGCGATTACCAAGGAATTGGAGAAGCGGGGAATCAAATCCCCGTCTGGAAAAGATAGATGGTATATTTCCACAGTGCGCTCCATCCTTACAAATGAGAAGTACCGTGGCGATGCACTGATCCAGAAAGAGTATACGGCGGACTTCCTCGATAAGACGCGGCGGAAGAATATGGGTGAGATTCCGCAGTATTATGTGGAGGAGCACCACGAGGCAATTATCCCGCCGGACTTATTCGACTTTGTGCAGACAGAAATCAAGGAGCGTGAAAAGAGAGGGAAGCACAGCGGCGTGAGCATCTTCGCAAACAAAATCAAATGTGGCTGCTGCGACGGATGGTACGGTGCGAAGGTCTGGCACTCGACCGACAAATACCGCAGGGTCATCTACCGCTGCAACAAGAAATATGCACACAAAGGGAAGCCATGCAGCACAAGGCATCTGATCGAGGAAGAAATCAAACAGATTTTCGTCAAGGCGCTGAACTCTTTGGTGAAAGTCAAAGAGAACGTGATTGCAGAACTCACAGACCTGATTGACAGTGTTTGCCGGACGGGGGAGCTGACGGAGGAACGTAACAGAGTTGGGCAGGAACTCGGTGTTTTGGCAGGACGCCTTGAAACGCTGATTCGTGAGAATGCACTGGTGGCACAGGATCAGACGGCATATCTGAAACAGGAAAATGAGATTCGCGCACGCTATCTGGAAAAGCAGGGGAGTTTGGAGAAGCTGGACGAGCGAATTGCCGAGAGGGAGAGCAAGAGAAACATCTTGGAGAGCATGATTCAAGTGATATATGGTATCAACGGGAAGCAGGTTGAGTTCGATGAGGCGTTATGGGGCGGGCTCCTCGATCACATCGTAGTCAAGGAGGATGGGCAGGTAGTTGTTATTTTCAAGGGCGGGATTGAGATTAGGGTAGAGGGATGAAGACTCGAGGATACAAAAGAGAGATTCCACTCGCCCTACTCAGCGTTTGGAATCTCTTTTTGATACTTCACTTGTTCGCAGATATGGAGTGTGTGAAAGAAATTCTGTAAAAACTTCCGACTCGAAGGAATAAGGACTTCTATGGTAAAATCAAATCATGGGAGGTCTTTGTTTATGGCAAAACAACAAAAAGAAGTTCACAAAGTC